CTACACGACTTCCGGTAACAGCTTTCTTTTTCAGCGTTTCACTTAATTTGTTAATTGGCACACATAATTCACGCACAAAATCTACATCTATCACTTTCGGAATTTTTCCTGTGAATACCGTTCCCGATTTCATTCCCGGTACTGATACTCCTATATATATTTTTTGTCCGTCTTTTTGTTCAGGCTTGTCCTGACTTTCCGCCGCTTTATTTGAATTTTCAACAGCGGAAACTTCTGTTGTTTCTTCTGATACTGTTTCTTGAACGGTCGTTTCAGTATCTGCTTTCTTCGTTCTTGCCATGTTTTAACCTCCTTATTACAAAAAACTTGCAATGTCATGAATTTCTTGAAATGGCATACGTTCAATATCCCATTGTGTAATCAAATTACCTACAAAATACGGTGCTATTGCATTATCGTTAATACCCCATTTTATCGGATATTTCATACGATACTTATTGGGAATACCAACATTTGCAGTAAAATAATCTCGTATGCGATTGATAACTGCCATCAACGTCTGATAACCCGACATATCTTCGCTTTCATCTTTGATTACAATGATTATTTCAACCGTAACTGTTTCGGGTTTACTTGCTCCGTTTATTTCCCCTGAATTTATTTTTACAATGCAGCACGGAACATTTTTATCAACAATTTCAGTTTCATCACCGTAACCAAGGTCAAGTGGTATATCTTGAAGAAATCCTTTAAATGTATTCGGCTCAAAAATTTTCATATCGGGTATTAATTCTTGAACTATAATTTTTCGTATTTCTTTTTGCAAATCAACTTCCGTCATAATCCTAATATCCTTTCAATTTCTTTATCAATGTTTTCATATAACTTACTTCTTACATCATCTTCGATTGTTCCCCAAGTATTATCGTTACCGTGCATAACCGGAGATGATATAGATGCCATTTTTTCAATCGGCAATCTTGATTGCCCCTCACGAACGAAAATCGTATTCCAAAAAAATGCTTTATTCCCGTATTTGCCGAGGTTTCTTCTACCGTGTTTTGTATTAATCACCGCAGAAATTCTTTTTTTGCCGACATACGTTCTGAAATGTGACATTGATATATTAGAACCTTTATCCTTTAAAATTGCTTGCAAATTAGCCGTTGTAGCCTTTTTGAATTGCAATGAATGTATATCACCCTTGGCGGTATATGTCTGTTTGGTTATTCTTTCATCTTGTTTTTTTGCCTCTCGTGCAGTTTTATTCAATGCGGTTCTCACCGCTTGCGGTGCTTTCTTTTGCATTGCACCCAACTTTTGACGGGCATATTGTAATGCCTCATCAACTTCAACAAGAACTACTACTTCCATTGTCTTTACCTCACGCCTATTTTCCTGATTACGACCATATACATTCCGCATTGTTCGGTCGTTGAAACAATGGTATATCTGATATTATCCAATACTAACATATTGCCGGGCGGAGGTCTTTTGGTATCTTCTGTCGAGATGTAAATGACCTTATCTCCCTTGTACAATCCATCATCAATTTTTTGAGATATTCCGTATATTCCTGTTTCTGTTCCGTCAGTCACATTGTCATCAATAACAATATTAACTTCTTGACCGTTTACATTATGTACCTCTGCAAATTCCGAACTATCCAAAAACGCATTGTTAATATCATCTTGCAATATTTCCTTGAAATCCATATTATCAACCATTCAATTTAACTTTTACAGTAGAACTTTCGGCATCTGCACTTTCGATTGCATAACCTATAACATTGTCTTTAGCGGTCTTTGTTGCAACATCATTTTCACTGTCGTAATAGACTTTCTCACCGATTTCTATTGCTGTGTTATCCTTTGGAATATTCCAAGAACCTGTGGTTGCAACAGTTCCTATTTCGCCCGGTTCAATATCATCCGCCGCAACGGCACATATCGCACCAATTATAATCAGTGTGCCGAGTGCTATTTTATCCTCTGTCGGATTTTTATAATTGATATTTTCGCCTTTTTGCACATATGTAGCTTTCATTTTTACTCCTCCTCATATCGTTATTTTTAAAGTTGCTTTGCCGTTTTCATCGGCAGTTACATTGATTGTTTTTATTTTCACCCCGTATAACTCACGCACTTTGCTGATTGTATCAACAGTTATTTTCATTTTAAATGTTTGAAGTGGTTCGTCTATAACATCATAATTCAATCCGAAATCACGCATTTGCGGTAGACTGCCCCTCGGGGTGTTTAACCAAAATGCAATATTTTTTTGCAATAATGACACTTCATCAGATGTCATTTGATTTTTTTCAACAGATAAATCAACAGTGAACATTCAGCACTCCTCCAATGTGACTTCTACTTCTGCTCTCGTAATAATACCGCCGTGTATTACTTCTTTGAACTTTTCAACCATTTTGGTACAAACCCACATATTATATCCGTAAGAACGATTACCTATAACCAATTCACCTGCTACACCTGTATTAACCCAATCTGCCATCTCCGCCAACAAATCTCGCAGATTTGAGTTGAAACGTTGGTCTAAATACATTGTAAATGTGAGTGTACCTGTTTCTGCTCCTTTGAATTGTCGCTTTGCTCTGCTGCCGTCACCGGGATAGAACGTAGCGTACCGCCCCTTGACGGTACGTTCTATGTTGGATGGATACTGTAACCAATCGTCATTGGTTTCAAACTGCAAATATCCCCAATAACCTATCATGATTATTCACTCATATCTATCTCTACACCCGGATTTCTGATTATTGTTTGAGGGTGTTTTACGGTTATACCGAAATCGTGATATACGTCCCATACAAATCCCAATTTACCTGCCTGTTCAGACCTGCGGATTGTAGCCTCTTTTTGACCGTTTAGATAATCAATTTGGATAGTTTCGCCCTTGACACCCATAAACCAAGGTACAGGATTTCCGGCTTTCACCTGTGCATTCAATGTTGTATCTTCAACAACAGTGAAATTCATTCCCAAATACGGATTTACGGCTTGTGTGTTTTCCGGTGTATGTATAGTAGGTGAATATAGAATTGTTCTTAGGTCTGTTCCCATACCCAACGGAACAATAAACAAATCCGGCATAAGCATAAGTTGGTCGCCTGCCTCGTCTTTTTGCATTCCTAATAGATAAATCATTCGTTCGATAGACTCTATCGTTGGCTTTGTACCTTTTTGAAGTGTATTACCTCTTTCGGCACTGAATAATGCTTTACCGTCATAAATCTTCTTATTTTGTGTCAAGATTTGATACACAAGTTTATTTTGAGTATTTGCAGATAGAGCAGCATATCTTTGCGGCATTGTTGTCAATAGTCCAATATCATCATTAATAAATGCCTCACGGGTCATTGTGAATTGACGACCATATGTCTTTAGCTGACGTTCAGGCATTGGAACATCAACCGGTGTATATGCCGGCAATTCGCCGTTTTCTTTGACCTGTTCAAGTTCACCGCCAAGTGACATTAAATATTCATGATTTGTTGTCTTTTTGAAGTTCGGTAACGAACCCACGCCTACCCATTTATCAAACTGTGTCTTTTGTTTCTGTAATCCTGCAACATATGATTTTTTTACAACATCGTCAAGTATTGACGGGAATGCCGATGTAGGATTATAAAATTCTCTATAACAATGGCTATAAATATCTTCGATATTCATATGTCTAAAATCTTGTCCACCGTGTTCACGCTCCAAGCACTCAATGGCAATTTCACGGATTGTTACACCGTTGTAAATGTTTGAACCCTCTGACGGATTTTGTACACTTACTCCGTAACGCAACAAAATACCGTCTGTCGCTGCTCGTCTGAATTTGTCACCCTCATCATCTGTAACCTGTATATGACTGCTTACAGGTTTTTGACGGTTCATCAATTCATCAATTATTGCCGCTCTTACGCTATCTAACGACATACCTTTTTGAAGATATTCCGTGGCATCTACATTAAAACTTCTACACAATGATGTGATTTGTGCGGCATCATTAGCAGAATATCCGGTATCAAACTGTCTTGCACCTTCAGGTTCTGTTGGTTGTTCGCCTTGATTTTCTTTTGGTTCTGCGTTTCCTTGACCGTTATTTTCTTCTGAACGAATGTTGTCAATCAAACTCTGCAATAAATTAAATTCACGTTGTTCGCCTTCATTTAGTTCTCTTTTTTCCGCCTTAGCGGTGTCCATTATTCTTTTTTGCATCGCAATTAACTTTTTAAGCATCTGATTTTGCCTCCTCCATTAATAAATTTTCATTTAGTTTAATTTGGTTTTCAAACATTCTTATGTTTGATTTTTGGGTTATGTCATCTTCCATACTTCTCCCGACTCCAACAGATATGTCTGCCGGAACAGAAACAATAGATATTTCATACGGTTCCCATTTTGTTGCAGTATAGGTAACTTGTCGTGCCTCTCCCTGCCCGGTTACGTCCTTTTTATAGTCTTGAATTGTATATCCCACCGACACACCTCTCAATGAACCATTTTTGACTTTTTGAAAAATAATATCGCTTTTTTCATCTTCATCAAATTGAACTACCGCAACGCCTCGCTTATTTTCGACTTTCGCCGAGCATATCTTACCAATAACGGTATCTCGGTTATGGTTATATAATAAACAGCCTGTTGTCAATATTCTGTTCAACTGTACCGCACTTTTGGTATGCGACAACACCTCAAATGCTCCCCAACGCTCAATAGGTGTTTCGGAAGAAAAAGATAACTCAACAGTTCTATCATCTTCATTCAGCACTCTAATTCCGCTTAGCTGCATTTCTCGGGTTTGCATACCCTTAAATCTTTCATTTTGCATTTTCCCCACCTCCTTTCAAGTAAGGAAAGTTCAAATCAAGTCCGATTTGATTTGCATATTCCTCAATTTTTTTCATATCGTCAAGAACAGTTTTGAAGTCTTTTCCGTCTTCCCTCCAAATATCATTTAGAGTTTTCTGCCCCGTTGTGATAGCAATTTTATTTGCATTAGCCTCTTTTTGAGGGTCTATCCACTTTTTCGGTTTTCTGTTCCATTCGTGTTCTAAGTATTTTTCTTTATTTGTCCAAAAATCAGGGCATTGAATTGCACCCGATAAAACTGCCGATATAACAAATGTTTCGTATGTTTCGTCCAAAAATTCATCTTGTAATTTTTGAACTTCGGGTGTGAACGTTTCTTCATCTTCGATTGTCGCTTGCCTTGCAGATGAATAATTCGCACTGCTTAAATCTCGTGATGTTGACTCATAACTGATGCCTTGCCCTGCCGAAATTAAACGTTGAGTTGTTTTTATAAAATCGCTGCCGTTTGTAGCTGAATTGCCCGGATTTACAACCTGAATATCATCACCTGCATTCAAATCAGTAATTAAACCCGGTGTCAGTTCCAAATCATCATATTTTCGATTTCCCTTTACCGTATTTGTACGACCTATACCGCCTGTCGGTAATTCCTTTTTTATAAATACCGATAGACAAGCTGCAATTCTTTCTTTGATGGTTGCCGCCTCGATATAGCCGTTTACTTCTTTTATTCTTCCGATTGTCGCTGACATTTCGGGCATTTCTCGTATTTGAGAGGGACGTGTTTTTGAAAAATAAAAAATCACGTTTTTCCTTTCAACAAACCTACTTACAGGCTTTAAATAACCCTCAATATCATATTCTTTTATCCAATAGCCGACAGCCTTGTTATAGCTGTTATATTCGATACCGCCAACGACCTTATTCCCCTCATAATTCGGTTTTGATTGAACTTCGTCCAATTCGTCAACCTCTAACGCTTGCAATTTGAACGGAACTATGCCGCCCCTTGTATAGCATTTTATAAACAAAATACCGCCATCTACACGTTTTCGTCTGATTGCCATTCGTGCCATTTCCCAAAATGACTGTGAACCTGTTACGTCACAATTATCTTTTTTGCACCATTTTACCCATAGCTTTTCAATATTATCGTTAAATTCCTCATCGTCTGTTTTAGCCTCAAGGGTGTACCCCTTACCGACTACATTCCTTACCCACGGGTGTATGTTGGCATTCATTAAATCGCTATTTCGTTCGAGGTCTCTGCTCCTCGCTCGT